TTTTGTGCAAAGAAGGGTTTCTACAGGGCGTAAAACAGTTCTTAAAGGGCAACGCAGAACGCGACCCTTTTACATAATGCAGCGTAGAGCAGAGGCCAGCTCGCTGGGCCCATAACCCAGAGGTCGCAGGTTCGAATCCTGCCGCCGCTACACAGTAGAGCGCAGAAAAATAGAATGCTCAAACTTCAGATGACCCGACAGCAAAGCCACTCCCTCAAAAGAGTGGCTTTTGAGTTTATTTATATCCGATGTATTGTTTTTTAAATTTTGCACTATATTTGTAAACATAAATTCTTGCTCTACAATCATATTAAAACTCACTCATCTATGCAACTGTTAGGCTACGAATTCAAGCGAGCTCAACCCAAACAATTAGCAGTAAATCAACAGCAAAGAGCGGATTTATTAGGTGGTATGGGTTCCGCCGCAGCCAGTTGGATAGGGTATGGAAGCGACTTAGAATATCTATCGGCATTTGGACGAAATCCTGTTTTAAGGGCTATAATCGAGCTGAAAGCAAGAGCAAAATCTAACCTTATTTTTAAGATTTGGGACATAAAAGCAGAGGAATACATTAATTTGAGCAAGACTCGGCGCCCAGACTTATTAAATATTATTAACATTTTAGCTCGCCCAAACCCGCTGCAAAGCTATTCTGAGTGGCAGCTATTATCGGAAGTTAATTACTCCATCTTTGGAAACTCATACGATTATGCTTCTTTACCCGCAGGTTTTACTGATGTTAATTATCAAACCATTACAAGTATAAAACAGCTTCCACCATATTTGATGGGCTATGTTTTATCGGGCAGGTATTTCGAGCAAACAACCATTGAGGGTATTATTGAAAAATATGTCTTGCAGCTATCCACAGGAGCCAAAGACATAGCACCTGGGCAGATATTCCATCGCAACGATGTAAATATTAAGTTCGATCAAAACTTTGTTAAAGGCATTTCGAAGCTGCAAGGGTTAACCATGCCGCTTACTAATATTGAAAAAGCTTTTGAGTCCCGCAATGTAATGATTCGCAAAAGAGGAGCTCTGGGTGTTTTTACAAGCGACAACAAAGACGGTGCTGGTTCCACATATCCTCTTATGGATAACCAAATGGAGCAGATACAAAAGGATTCGGAAAAATACGGCACACTGGAGGATCAGTGGCAGTATATGTATCTGCGGCATCCAATGACGTACCATAAAACGACAATGAATGTCGACGAACTTAAATTGTTTGAAGAAGTATCCGCGGATGCTATGCTTGTATGCAATGCATTTGGCGTTCCAGAAGTGCTGTTAAAACTGTATTTGGCTGGAGCTACATTTGAAAACCAGGAAGCATCGGAACGCCGGTTGTATCAAAGCACAGTAATACCGGAAACGAATAATCAAATGGATTATTTTAACAACTGGTTAAAAACAAGGCAAGGCGGTATTCGTATTGATGCCACATGGGATCATATTCCTGTGCTGCAAGCAAACAAGAAAGAGGAAGCACTTACAAAGAAAGAGAACTCGACATACATGGAGCGGCTTTGGCTGCAAGGTGCTGTCACTCATAACGAATGGCTCCTGTCCTTAGGATTACCGCAATACACTGGAGGCGATGTTCGTATATGGGACCTTACTCCAGAGCAATTAGCAATCATACAAAAACAAGCTGCAAAAGCAGAACCTACTCAAACACCGCAAGAAAATGGCAACTCTACATCCGAATAAGAACGAAGCACTGACTGATTTCATTGCTCGCAGTATTGCAGATGCTGAAATATTAGCTTCTTTTGAAAACGAAGAAGCCTGTGCCGATGCATGTAAAATGGTATGGAACTCGCAGCAAGGAGAAAGCGTTATGAGTGCTGAAATAGCTGCTATGAAGCAGGCTAAGATGAACCAGTTCTATTCTGTAAAGTCAGACCGCCCGGATATTATGGTAAAGGATATTGACTTACAGAAACGGACAGTCACAGGACTTTACAATGCATATTATTTCCTCGATAGCGTTCAGGACGTATTGATTCCGGGTGCCGCTGCAAAGTCAATATCAGACCGCGGACCTAACGGCAACTCCGTTGAAAAGATTAAACATGCTTTGTTTCATGACCTTACCAAATTGCCGGGTAAAATCATACAGCTTGTAGAAAAGGAGGTGGAGTTTGCAGGGCAAAAAATATTCGGGCAGTATTTTGAAACGTTAATGTCGCAAAGTACGGACGGCACAGATACGCTCATTAAGTACCAAGAAAAAATATACGATAACCATTCCATTGGTTACCGTTATAACAACCTTATATATATCGACACTGAAAGCAAGGAATGGAACTACTGGTTGAACTTACTACTCAACCCGGGTGAGGCTTTGAAGTGGGGTTATATGTTTATTGTTAAAGAAATAACCCTTTGGGAGGGTTCCACAGTTGGATTCGGCGCCAATAAGTTAACACCTTATATGGGCGTCAAATCCAACGACAAGCAGCTTGTTCAGCTTAAGATATATGAGCGAATGGATGCTTTGACAAAGCAATTAAAGTCCGGCACTGTATCCGATAAGAGTATGCAGTCGTTTGAACTTCAAATGCTGCAATTAAAACAAATGATTTCTGAATCCTTTGAGGTTGAGCCATCAGCTAAGGACACTCTAATAAAGACGTCCGAACCTGATACCAAGCAGGAGGCCCAGTTATATGATTACCTAAATCAACGTTTATTCACTAATTAACAAACAGAACAATGAAACGAAAATTCTCAAATGGATTCGGGCCTACTGTTTTTGGCTGGATTTCTAAGAACAAACTGCTTACCGTATTCGCACTGATAGCATTTATTTGCCTGGCGTTTACGAGTGGAACTGTCGCAGGCGCTATGGTGCTGGCCAGTGGACCACTTGCAGGCTTTACAGAGGAACAAGCTAACTCTTTAATTGAAAAGATTAAAGCAGAGAACGCTGAAATCGCAGAAAAAGCCGCTACAAAAGCCCGGGAGGAATTTACTGCAAGCCTTAAAGGTTATGCAAAGGAGGAGGACCTTGCCAAACTTACTAATGAGGAAATATTAGGCCTCAAAAATCAGTTAGCAGAAATGGGGCTTAAACATGCTGATATCACAGCTATCCAGGTAAAACAAGGATCGGATATTGCAGGTATGAAGGAAACTCAGGTTATTGTGCAGCGCAAAGCAAAAGCACAGCCTGTATCTTTTAAAGAACGTACAGCAGCACTCTTGGAACACTTGTTTAAAACAGATGACTTCAAAAAGTTCGAAGCCAATGGATATGTAGGTGGAACGGAAAAATACGGTATTCTTCAGGACGGTACTATTAAAACAAGTATGGAACTGGACGAGATTCGTCAGAAAGCTGTATCAGTAACCAGCAACCATACGGGAGTTGTTGAGCTTACCGAGTTTGTCGCTAATGTTAAAGATGTTCCTTTGCGTAAAACACATATCAGGAACCTTATGACAGTAAGGCCTACCAGTGCTGCTCAAATTGTTGCTCCGGAAGTATATGACTATACAGACGCAATGACTCAGGGCTTTGCAATGCTGGCAGAAAACACTGAAGCCAGTTTGTCCGTATTTAAAACAAAGGAAAACACCTGGACTCTTAAACGTATTGCACGGGCAATGGAAATTTCTAAACGTTACTTTAAGACAAACGGTTTGAGCTGGGTTATGTCTTGGATTCTTAACAGGCTTCCGGATCAAATGCAGAACGTCGAGGACTTCCAAATTTTGTTCGGCGACGGTGCAGGTAACAATATCAGTGGTATAGCTAAATCAGCTCAATCACTTACTTTGTCCGGTTCCTTTATTGCTACAAACTTCCTTTCTATTGCTACTTACAACGGAGGAATGGAAACCATTGTTAATATGGCAGCCACAGTACCTCACGGATTAAAAAGCGGTGATAAAATTACTTTTGCAGCAACAACGGGCGGAACATACGACCACGAATACACTGTTAAGGTTATTGACTCATATAGTTTCTTAGTCAATCGTGCTTATGCTGCTGACGTGAATGTCGCTGCAAACTGGACAGCAACCTGGAAAAACTACTGGTATAATTCAATTGACAATGCTCAGGAGTTTGACGTGCTTTCAGTTGCTAAAGCATACCTTAACGCAGGTGAATACGAAGCCACTGGAGTTATTCTTCACGCCAACAGCGCAGAAAAACTTGGTTTGTTAAAAGACCTTGAGGCTGCATACATTGGTATTTCACGCGATGCCTTAGGTAGAATGAACATCAGTTCAATGCCTATAGCAGTATCCAACGCAATGCCAGCAGGTAGCTTCTTAGTAGGCGACTTCCAGAGGGCTATTGAAATTGCCGAATATACTCCGCTCACAATACAAATCAGTGAAGATAGCACTGACAAGAAAAAGAACCAGGTTACTGTTATTGCAGAGGAAGAACTTATCGTTCCAATCTATAACCCTTACTGGTTTGTCTATGGTAACTTTGCTGATGCAATCACAGCACTGGAGAAACCGTAATCATAACACTGTAAAGTCGTAACAGATGAAAAAAGTGTTGATCATAATGGGCCACGAAAAAGACTTGAGAGCGATTGAAAAGTCGCTCTCATTAAGGGCCCGCAGAACTCCCGGGATGAAGCTGTTTTTAACAGAAATTCCGGACGATGCAGAGCCTGTTGAAGTGGACGAAGAAATTGTTTCAGCACTTACAGGTGAAGATGTTATTGAAGTCGAAACAGGTACCACAGCTAATGCAGCAGATACAGAAATCCAAAGCACCGAAACGGAGCTGGAGGACGAAGTTAATGCCAAAGCAGAAGCAGATTTCGCAGCGGCAGAGCAGCTTAAGAGCGACAATGCAGCAGCAGAACAGGAAGCCAAGGACAAAGTAACAGCAGCAGAAAAAGCCGCTACAAAGCCACGATCTAACGCCAAGAAATAATGTTGATAGATTATACATACTTTTCTGGAATGATAAGCTTACCTAACCTGGATAAAGCACTTAATCAGGCTAAGGTGACGGAAGCCATAACAACGTACGAAGACGAGATACTCGAAAGGGTATTGGGCGCGAACTTATTTACATCCTATAAAACAAATCCAGCAACCGCAAGGTTTTTGAATTTGATCAACGGCGGAGTTAGTTTTTCGTTCGACTTGAACGGTAAAACTATTAACCGTATTTGGAACGGATTAAAAGTAAAAGGCCAGTCTTTTATTGCTTGTTATGTTTACTATCAATACCAGATAAATAATGTAACGTTTACAACAGGATTAGGCGAGATGGAAGCCAAAGCGGAACTCTCACAACGAGCTTCTATAAATGATAAAGCGGTAAAGGCGATTAATAAGGCGTCCGAACTTATTGGGCAGGGTACAGTGATTGAAAAATCAGAACTTGAAAACTATCAACACTCAGACGACGCTGCCTCCTTATTTAATTACCTTTTAGCTAATAAATCCATATTCCCGGAATGGGAGTTTACCCCTTTAAAAAAGATCAATGTTTTTGGATTCTAAAATAGCAATAGTTGACCTGATCAGAGATTTAGTTATAACACTTCGCAAAACAGGTGTGGTAACCAGTATTGATGTTCTGGGTGGCGGCATTTATCGTATTAATGCAGCGAATACTCTTGTTGAAAATGAATTGGTAACTATTGGTTCGGGGTTGTATAAAGCAGTAACAGTCACACCTACAAATTTCAGAGTTCAATCTGACACCGCTGTGGCTGGAGCATCGTTCACAGGAACTTCACCATACTTTGAGCATGGCCATTTCTTAGAGATAGCCAACAAGCTTATGGAAAAAGATTCTGCGACGGAGCTTTACAAATACACCAAATATCCGTTAATTGCTTTAATACAGGACTTCCCAGAAACTCGCGAAGATGGACAAATTACAGAAGCACGATTAAACATTCTTATCATTAATTGTACGGAGCAGTCATACGATGCAGCGCAAAGATATACAAGCAATTTCAAGCCTATCTTATACGAGCTTTATGACAGCCTATTGCAAGCGTTTACTCATTCACGAAGATTCGGCGGAACGTTCCGTCATACCAAATACGACCGCTTGGCATGGGGCACACAATTGCCTTATTACAACGAGCGGGCTATATTGGACGACTTTGTAGATGCTGTTGAGCTGCAAGATTTGACAGTTCAATTAATTAATTCACCTTGCTAATAACTCAAAACAATGTACGGACAGGGCACTTGCTCAGCATATTTACCCAACGGCATAAATAAAGGATGTGTGGTTCCTTTGGCCGAAGTAGATTCTGTGATCTTGACATCGCCTACAGCTAAATTCGCTTCACTTGCTGAAGTGCTTTCGCTGGCGAAATGGAAAGAAAAAATCCAGACTGACCTTTCAATTTATGTATTGACTGGTATCTACGACTATGAAAATACCACCGATGAACCTAACATCGCAACGATGTATTCCGGAAAAAAGCTTATCACAAACAAGCCTATTCCATCTGCTAAATTGTATGTAGAAAGTAACTTCTGCGACTATATTGAAATGATGAGAGCTTTGAAACAAGGCACTTATGGCATCATTTACAAATTGCGCGACGGTCAGCTTTTAATGTGGAAAAATTCCGTTGGTGAGGTAAAACCTTTCAGCGCGAATCTTACTGCAATATCAAAATACATTCCTGGCAAAGCTGCTGACATCAGTCAGTCATATCCTGTTTATGTAAACCATCAATCGGCAGACGAGTTTGACGATGCTATCCTGGTGAACCCTTATTGGAATGCTGGAGTTGAATTAATTTCTGCAATGCCAATCGGATTAAATATCGGAACTACCACCTTGGTTGCTGCCGGTGATGTGGATGTTTATGTATCCGAACGCTGCGGCGAAGCAAAAGCAGGCTTGGCACTTATAGATTTCGAAGTTCTGGAATCTAATGTCGCTGTTCCTGCAATCACAGCCCGGGTTGATAACACTGGCGGAAGCTATACTCTTACCCTCCAGAAGGGTGCTGTTCCTGCTGATATTGCTGCTGGTGATTACATGGTTATTCGTGTAAACAAAAAGACGGGAGCAATTGTGGACTACTTATCTAACCGCTTGTTTATTCAAGCCTAATCTTAATTGATATGCCGGATATTCAAATTCATAAGAAGTTAGGTCTTCTAAAACCGGACACCTTTAAGAAATGGTTTGCTGACAAGTTTCCACAAATTAAAGATGAATGGCAAGGTTACTATGAAACGGTAGGCGGCAAGATTCGAAAAGGAGAAGAGGATAAAAAGTAACACAAGACCCAAAATAATGTAAAGAGCCCTTTTTTAGGGCTCTTTTTGCTTTATATTTGTGCTATGGCACTATCTTCCACATCCACAATTGTCAAGTCTTATAATGCTGCAAGGCGTATGAATATTGATAATATGAAAATTGGTGCAGTATTGCCAAACTCAAATTTGATTGTAGGTTTAAACAGGAAGCAAATAAGGAGCGGAAAGACAGCAAGCGGAGCACCTATAAAGCCTAAATACTCCAGAGGGTATAATAAGATGAAGCTTCAAATGAGCAGCTACAAAGCACCTTCAATGACGCCCGACTTGTATGTTACTGGAGACTTTCAAAAGGCAATGCAAATGAATTTAAGCGGCACCAAATACGCTATTCTATCCCGCGATGTAAAAGCGGGTGATTTGTTTAAACGCTATCGCGACATTATGGGATTGGATACAGAAAACAAAATGACGGCAAGAGTAAAAGTTACAAACCTATTCTTAAAAAACATTCATGTCTACCTGGGTACAAAATAAGCTCGTTAATGCATTTAGGCATACTCCTTACTCCATTACATTGGATAGGTTTGGAACTATGCTACAAAGCAAGAACAATGCCTTAGCCGCTAAGATTTGGCTACCCAAAGCACTTGCCGAGGATTGTTATAATGCATTGATGGTTGAGTTCTCTGAAATGGTTTCCAAGAACGATATCCGGAAGCTTATAAGCGACAAAATGATGGAAGTGAATATCTTCAACAAAGTGAACAGCCTGCTTCCGTCATTGTATTGGTGCCTATATATTAAGCCACAGGAAAAGCACTTAAATTTCTTTAAAGAATATTATGGTGTTGAATGCAAAGGTCCTCAGGAGCTGCAATTAATTTTGAATGAGATAACTCGTTTGACTTCCAAATATAAGGAGTTATTTGGACAGCAGCAGGAGCAGCCTGTAAAGTCACACGAATTCAATTTCTCCAAACTTTTGGTAGGCATTGAAACAGTTTTGGAATTGTCCTTAAGAAGGAGCTTGAAATTATACGAGCTGGAGCACTATTATCAACTCGCATCTGACAAGGTAAAAAAATACGAACATGGCAGAGATTAATGATTTTATAGATCCGAAAGCGGAAGCCCAGGTAAAGACTTATATCAATTCATTGGGTGAGATTGTAAAGCAGTATGACCGTATTTTCGAAGCCTCTGTAAAGGTTAATAAAGAAACGAGCAATGTAGTAAAGAGCCAAAAAACAGTATCCGAATCGCAGAAGGAAGCCAACAAAGTATCGCAAGATGCTGCTCGCATAGCTAAAGAACAAGTCGCTGCGGCAGCTTCTTTGGACAGGCAAAGGAAAGCCGGTTTAGCAGCAATGGCAAAGGCAGAGGCTACTGAAAGGCAGTTTCAGCAAACGTTAAAGATGGAAGTTAAGACGTTGAAAGATGCCGAGGTGCAAAATAAAGCTCTTAACACTGCTAAAAAGCAAGTTGATATCACAACTAAAAAAGGGCAGCAAACGGTCGCAGAATACAATCGTAAGATTGATGAAAATACAAAGCTTATCCAAAAGAATGCAAGTGCAGACGGGCAAAGAAAACAGGGTATAGGATTATATACTCAAGGGGTGCTTAAGGCTGTCGCTGTTATAGGTCTTGCCATAGCAGCTTTCAAATCATTTATAGGTGTTTTTTCCGGCGCCATAGCTGCATTTGACAGAGGCCAAAAAACAACTGCTCAATTAAATGCAGTAATAAAATCCACAGGAGGAGCAGCAGGCAGAACGGCATATGAAATAAAGCAGCAGGCGAAAGCATTAAATGAATTAACGGCAGTCAGTAGCAAGCAAATAACCGCGGGAGCGTCTATGATGCTTACATTTACAAATGTTCGCGGTGAGATATTTGATAAGTCCATTCCCGCCATGCTGGATATGGCACAGGCTTTGGCAAGTGTTAACGGCGAAGAAATAGACTTAAAGAATACTTCTATTCGTTTGGGTAAAGCACTGAACGATCCTGTGGCTGGTATTACTGCATTAAAAAGAGTCGGGGTTGCTTTTACAGAACAGCAAAAAGACCAAATTAAAACGTTGGTAGAGGGCGGCAAGTTAGTAGAAGCGCAGACCATTATCCTTACTGAAATACAAAAGGAGTTTGGCGGCAGTGCAGCGGCAGCGGGTAAGGTAGCGACTGCATCATTTACTAAATTGAGTCAAGCCTGGAAAGCCTTTACAGCGCCTTCAGGTGGGCTTATTGTAAACATACTGGCACCGCTGGCAGATATGGCGAGAGACGTTCTTAAAACCGTTACTCCAGTAGAATTACTGTCTGATTCTATGGAAAAGCAAAAAAGCAGAGTCAACGGTTTGGTACTTGCTTTGTCAGACGCTAATATTAGTGATAAACTTCGTTTAAAACTATACGGTGAACTGAAAGACATAGCTCCGGAAGTAGTAAAAGGCATTGACTTAGAGAACTTTTCCGTTATTGCACTTAATAAAAACCTTTCCATCTATAACAAGAATCAGCTGAATAGAATATTGCTGCAAAGAGGACAAGAGGGCATTGATAAAGCTATTAACAAGCAAGCGGACGCCTTTGAATACTTGGCCAGTGCAAGTGAAAAAGCAGGCATAGAAGCGGATAAAGTTTACGGTAAAATTGTAGCAGGTTCCGATATGATTAAGAAAGGAGCAGCGCGGCAATTAAAAGTGGATCTAACTTTGGGTAAAATTGCCCTTGACGATTATGTTAAAGGTATTGGTGAGCTGGGCGGCGAATTAGGTAACTTCGACCAGGTTACGATGGGCGGAGTAACATCTTCAACCAGTGCTTTGCAAAAGTCTTTGAACCAGTTAACGGGTGCTCAATCTGTTTATAACGATGCATCAAAAACATCTGTAGAGTTAACTGAAAAGCGTATTAAGTTAGCTGACGAATTAGGTGTTGACTTAGCTGCTCCCGCTGCCATTGCACCTACTACTCCAATAGGCGATCCTGATGATTTAACAGAAAAGGAACTCAAAGCACTGGAAAAATTAACAGCGGAAAAGACAAAGATGGAGCAAGCATACGAACAAGAGCTTCAAGAATCCGCAATAGCAGGAACGGAATTTTATGCCAAGGAATATAAAAAGCGGAATGATGACTTTGACAAGTCATTGGAAGACGACCTGGATGCAAGTGCTAAGGCAGCAGATGAGGAATTAAAAGCTTTACAAGATTATAACGCTGCTTTATTGGCGGAACAAGTAGCTTCGGCGCAAAGGATTGCAGATGCCAAAATAAACATACTTAGAAAGCAGTTAGCCACAGGTCAAATTTCAGAGGCGGAGTATAGCCAAGCAGTATTTGAACTGGATAAACAAGGAGTTCAATCTACAATTGACGGCATCAAACTGCTATTGGATTCCACAGAGGAAGGAACAGCAGGGCGCCAGGAGCTGCTCACTCAATTGGCTAATGCTCAGCAAAACCTGGATAATATCACCACAGATAATTTCATTAATAATGAAGATATAAAGCAGGCAAAGCTTCAGGAAACTTTGCAGCAAATCCAAACTCTTGGAGGACTGGCATTTGATTTTGTATCTGGATTGTATGACCGTCAAGCACAAAAATACGAAGAGGCAAAGAAAAAGGAATTGGCAGCGGCAGGTGATAACGAAACTAAAAAAAGCGCCATTGAAGAAAAGTATGCAAAAAAGGCAGCGGACTTAAAACGAAAACAAGCTATTGCAGACAAATTGGGTGCTTTATTTCAAATCGCATTAAATACCGCCATTGGTGTTACAAGTGCCACCTCAATGGTTGCCACTATACCTTTGGTTCCTTTTATTATTGCTGCCGGAGCTTTGCAGGCTGCCGCTGTTTTAGCAAAGCCTATTCCAGCATACAAAGAGGGTATTAAAAATGCTCCAAGAGGATTAGCATTGGTAGGTGAAGCAGGAGCAGAGTTAGTGGAGAAAAACAACAGAATGCAGCTTATAGATACTCCGTCTTTGGTTAACTTATCCGGAGGTGAAACGATCTACAAGAATGCAGATACTCAAAAGATACTTGCATCACGTAAAATCTCGCCTACAAGCAACGATCAGACTGCTTTGGTACAAACTATTGTATCAAGCAATAATAAGGTGATACAGGCGATAAAAACAAAGAAAGAGCTATATATTTCCGCCGATGGCGCAGAAATAACAGAACGCGAAGGCGGTCAATATACACATTATTTTAATCGTAAGGTTAGATGGCTACAAAAACAGCATTAGAATTAAAGAATGCTCCGGAATCTCCGAAGCCTTTTACCTTTGTATTGCAGGGTATTAATCCTGTGGTTGCTGCTTTGACTTTGGAGTTTGCTCCGGATGGGTGGGAGCAAGACGAATATATGATGGAAAGGGATATGGACTCTTTTGGTGTATTTCGTAAATTCACTATAAAGGAGTTGCAGTTTGTAAAAGACGGGCGCGATTATTTGGAAGCAATATATGAAGCAGTGGGTGTGAATGCGGAATGTACTTTTACAGTGACTGAATTAACGCCATCAGGAACCGTAAGAAACAGGTTCACAGGCAAAATTGACTTCGGCACTTATGAACGAACAGAGTTATCAGTTAACGTGCAAGTAATAGACGGAGCTTTTACGGATATTATTTTAGATCGTTCAAAAACGGATGTCAACTTATTTGGAACGAAATCTATTGATGGCGATGTATTACCTGCGGCAGACTTTGAATTAATAGTTACTCCTCAAGTAAACATAACTCAGGTTGGTAGCTGGGCGGGTGCAGATTATACTACCATGTTCCCTGGGCTGCATTATATTTTTCTTAATGTTATTAGCTCCGAATACTCGGAAGCGTCCGATGTTTTTATGTATGGCGCGAATTTCTTTGCCAATGCCATACAAGAATATTTGGGCCTGGATTTTAACTACAAAATAAGAGCCACGGCCAGAGGTAATAATGCAAGCGCAGAATTTAACTGGGTTTATTATTTGAGCAAGTGGACGGGCGGAATAGAAACAATTTTAGTGACAGCCAATATCCCTTGCAATGGACTGGAAACAGAAATAGATATTGATTTAACGGAAGTAATTAATTTATCCGCCGGCGATAGCTTATCATTTCGCGGCGATATTGCAAACATAGTAGGTTCGGGCTCTATACAGTTTGATGAAGTTACATTTAAGATTTCAAAGCTTGTTGAAAACGTACCCTCTAAATCCGTAATGGCATTTCTTTACCACGAAGCCTTTGAACGAATTGTTGCTATTTATAGCGGATTATCGAACCGTTTTAAATCCGATTTTTTTGGAAGAATTGCCTTAGGGTATGCAGCGGATGGAACAGCCCTTGGCGCCGTTACCGCTGGCAGGTATTTTAGAAGCGGCTTTGATTTGAATGGAACTGTCCCTGTATCGCTGGCAGGTTTGTTTGGAACTGTTCGTGCAATGTATTGCCTGGGCATGGGCATTGAAACAATAGCAGGAGTTGAAAAAGTAGTTATCGAAGAGATGCCGCACTTCTTTAATAACATTGTTATTCTTAACATATCCAATCGCATAGCAGCGGAAACAATTAAAAAGAAAGTCTATCCCGATATAATATACAACAGAATTTCAGTTGGATATAACTCATACAAGTACGACAGCCTGGGTGGTATTTATGAATT